ATAATAATTTTCCATGTGGTATTGAATTGTAGACCGCCTATTGTTCCAAAGTCGTAGCGTGACATACTCCACACACTCCCCTTCGGGTGAGTGTGGGCTTCTGGTGCGACTCTTCCATGAAGACATTGACTGAGCTTTAGTCAACTCACGCGCATTCACCCCACGCTCCTAAGAGTGAGACGTGGGGCTTCTGCTAATTTACTAATATTTGAACCGTCATTATAAGAGGGAGATTCAAAGGCAAGATTAGGCATCTTTCAAGCCTTGTCTTATCAAGGCTTCGTCAATCTCCTTGATTTTCTTAGAATTTTTAGCTATAGCTGCTCTCATTTCTTGACTTTCCATCACCTGATCAATACGCAAATTCAGGAACTCAAAGCGACCTTGTAAATCAGTCAATGCCACTTCATGGATTCTATCTTGAGCCTCCATCTGTGCTTCCAAGGTTTTGTAATCCTCAGATTTTTTAGATAAATCAGCCTCTAATTTTGCCCACCAACCAAAAATAGGGAAAAAGAAAGCACTAAAAATAGTAAATTTATCAACAGCAGGAAAGGCAATCACAACCAGCCTAGAAAGCCCAAAACTACCGCCAGCTATTCCTAAAAATATACAGATTTTATAGAAATTAAATTTAATCTTTTTCATATACAATCCTCTTCTTTTTGAGTTAAATCACAAAATTTTATGCAAGGATAAGGTTGCCCAGCAAAAGTTATTGTATTGTTGTGTTGTAATTTCTTAACTTCATAGCTTAAAAGTCTTATACCATCTACAAAAGTACCATTTAAGCTATTAATATTTTCCGCAATTGAACCATCTTTCACAGCCCAATAATATTTACGGTCAAAGAACCTATGATAGATAATTTCGCACTGGGGAGGATAATTGGATATAGCACAATAAATTTTAATATTAGGGAACAATATTTCTGCTACCTGATGTTCTGAAATAGCCAATTGTATCGCCAAAACTTCCTTAGTTCGTTTGACAATCACCTTAACAATTTTATCCAAATCTATTTCTAGCAAGCAGACGTTTTCCGCCGCAACTTCTAACCATGTATTCATAGCCTTAAAAATATAGTCGTCAGCATTGCCGCTTACATTGTAGCAAAGATACATTAATGACAAAAAAACTCCTGATTTCTCAGGAGTTAGCAATAAATTAAGGTGTTAATACACAGGGAGAGGAGTCGAACCATCCAATTTGCTTAGGCGATAAACGCCTACCGTTTTTCCATTAAACTACCCCGCGAAAACGCCATTCCTGTAATTCGCAAGGCATGAAGCCTATATTAGAATTAACGAGTTCCGGCGTAAAATCATCATAGCACAACTTTAGTTCAATGTTTTTGAACTACCTTGAAAACCCTTGTTACCAATAAATTACAAGATTTTTTCTACCGCCTTCTAAGCGGACGGTCACAGGTTCGAGTCCTGTTGTACCCGTTCTTTAAAGTCCTGGTTTTCCAAGGCTTTTTTATTTATCTGTGGCACTTATGCGCGCTTGGAATATTGCTTTATATGATTTTATATTGCATCTTGAATAAATAATTTAGTACAGGATTAGTTCATGAAATGGACTTTGGAATCTGTTAACGAACGGCTCAAGGCTGGCAGGATTGGGGTTACAGTCTGTCAACGTGGCGATCGCCTTTCCCTTCGCGCTACCCTGCCACCGAAACCCGGTTCTGATAAACGCGCTCCCTACCAGCAATACCTGTCCCTGGGATTTTATGCCAACCCCGCAGGACTACAACGGGCTGAAGCTGAAGCTAAAATTGTTGGCGGACTTCTAGTGACCGGTGGCTTTGACTGGTCAAAATACTTAGAATCCGAACCAACAAATGTGGGGACGTGCCGATATTGGATTGAGAAACTCAAAACAGAATACTTTGCGTCCGTTGGCCGCGAACCAACCAAACAGCAAACCTGGAAAGACCACTACGAAGTATTTTTCAGCCGCCTACCCCAAGACAAACCCCTAACCCGTGAGGTATTGATAGCCACAGCCATACAGACCGAAGCAAATACCTGGACTCGTCAACGGATTTGCCAGAAATTTGAGCAATTAGCCAAATTAGCGGGCATTGAATGCAGCTTAAAGAAATACCAAGGCAATTACAGCAGTGCCAGCCAAATCATCAGGCAACTGCCAACAGAAGATGAGATTATTGCCAATAGAGAAAAGATTACAAACCCGTCCTGGTTGTGGGTATTTGGCGCAATCGCCACCTACGGACTAAGACCCCACGAAGCGTTATTCTGTGAAATAGAACAAGAGCATCCCCACCGATGCAAAATATTAGACGGCAAAACAGGTACACGCTTGGCTTATCCATTGCCACTAGAATGGGTAACGGATTGGCAACTATGGGAGATGCACAAGCCAACAATCAGAACAGATGATAGAACCTTTAAGGACATAGGCAACGTCATATACAAATCTCTTAAACGCTACAAAGTATCCTTCGCTCCCTACGACTTGCGCCACGCATGGGCAGTCCGAGCCGCACTAAAATATAAAATCCCCATATCCGTAGCTGCTAAGTGGATGGGACATAGTACAACCGTACATTTACGGGAATATCAACGACATATTACCGATGCTGACCATTTAGAAATTTTTAATAAATTTACCAGTACATAAGTGTAAAATTAAGAGCGATTTAATTTTACGTTTAATCAGCAGGATATGATTGAGAACCTATCTGTTCTACTGAGTCGCTGCAAACGATTCAGAGTAGGCACGGAAATTTTAATAATTACCGATACTGATAGTACATTAGTACAGTTACTCAAAAAACAACATCAATTAATTAATTCTTTGATTGAGTCAGGGGAACATTGGGAAAAAATCACACTCAGATCCGACATGGGAGAATACAAATCTACCTTGTACTACCCCAAACCCAAGCCTCCAGTTATAGTACAAGCAATGGTAAACGCAAGAACAACCAAAGAAGCGGAAATTATTCATGAAATCATGAAACATCATCACCCATCCTCTTTAGTCAGGATGGAAGATGACAAGGGTATATTCGCTAACTCCCATATTAGCGAAAGCTCTGGTATTAATGCCAACAATTGGCTAGGTGCTAACATGAGCAGCTATTGGATACCAGAAGAGTTGCAACGCTACAAAACCCTATTACTACAAGACAGAGAACTAAGAAATTATACTTACACAGCCTATCTTTTCACTGGAGAAGCCGCAAAATTCACCGTTGACGCTCAACTAGTCAAATTCAATAATGATTTGTGTCGTTGGGTTCGCGTTCTTGGTTGTGAATTGATTTCCTAGGACGGCAAAACTCAATCAACGCATCCCGCGTATCAAAAGTTTCTTTGGTGTGCGGGTTTTTCAATTGCACGGCCAACACAGACAGCAATCCCTCAACATCCTCTACAGATGCAGGTAACACACCGTGCATCAATGCCATATATTGTTCAATAGACATATAAGCATTTTTAGCGAACCTTTCAGGACTTAGCTTGTTTGCTTCAAGATGCTGAAGAATTAAAGCTATTAGACAATCTACATCAATCATATTTGATACCATTAAAAACTCAGAATATTTGCCAGCTATAAGCGAAATTAATCGCTGCTGTTCACAAGCATTTAACGCCAAAACTTGACCCAATACATCCTCCGCAGTACGTGGTTTAGTCCCACCTAATCCCAAATACTGATCCAATTCAAACCCAGGGCGACACCCCATAGCCAAGCATAAATCTACGTATCGCTCTAATCCTGGAGTGACTTTTTCAGACTGCCATTCACTCAAAGTAGACTGAGCAATCTTAGATTTTTTAGCAGCTTGATTCATGCTAGAAGCACGGCTACATATACTTTTAATCAGGTTTCCTGCTTTCATGTTTGCAAAAATTTACAACTAATTTCCATAGTCTCACCGTTCCGCTACGATAAAGGTATAGAAAATACGATAAACTACGATAAAGTTCGATAAACGCATATAAAGCTATGCAAAATAACCTTAGCATCAACGACAGTCCAGACTCTCTATCTAGGGATGGACAAGAAACTGTCATATTGTCCAGACAGGAATTGAATAATGTGATAAACGAAGCCGTAAATGCGGCCATGACCGAGTTTCAAAACCTTTTCATTGAAGTGATGGGAAGGGAAACAGGTAGGGGCAATCAGTGGCTTAACACCGCAGCCGCAGCCGCAATTCTAGGCAAAAAACCCGACCAATTGCGCTGCATGGTCAGAGATGGAAGACTGCGACTAAAACACGAAGTCCGCGACGATAGACCCAAAGGCGCGGAGAAGCCTGTGTATATGTTCCATGTCAACAAGTGCCAACAGCGCTTAATGACACCTCCAGAAAAGAGAGGGAAATAATGAGTTCCTCACTAATACCAACCCTAGAATTTGCCGTGATGCTGCGAATATCCGAGATGCAGCGCACCGGATATATCAGTGACAGGCTATTAAAAGAGGCTATTAATACAGCCGAATTAATCGCCCATGAAGGCGATACTTTACTCTATGGTGGTGAGCCTGGAAAGGCTGGGAAAATATTTAACAAACTAGCCATAGCCATCGCTGTTTTATCCTTTCAGCCTGGCGGTTTTCACGGATTGGGAATGAAGTTTATATCGGAATTTGCACCATGATTATTGAATTTGAGAAAGAATTAATTGATTGTATCCAAGAAGAAAAATCTTGGAATGAAATCTGCACGCAAATCAAACAACCAATGTCGTTGATTGCCGTTGCTCTAAAGAAGTTGAAAGACATTGGTAAGGTGCTAGAAATAGTCAAAAATAACAACATTTACTACACAGCAAACGAACATGAATACCAACGAGAAGATAGTGAATCTATTGGCTAGACGCGATTTATTTGCCCATGAGATAAAGAATATCCTGGGTATTAGCTACGAAGTTCTTTGGGAATCCCTAAAGCAATTAAAAGCACAGGGAAAAGTTTCCCAATATTTCCGAAATACCCCACCAAGTGCAACCATTTGTTTCTGTTTATCAGGCAACCAAAAACCGATTTTAGTTAAAGACAAAGGAATAAAACCGTGGACTCTAGAGCAATCAAAACTCGTATTAGAGGACATCATTAAGACGTTTCCTAATATGAATAATGGACAAATTCAACAGATGGAATCCATATACGCTTATAGTCCTAAATCTGCTATAAGATATTGTCAAGTTATCCAAGATTACATCAACAGAAAACGTAATGGAAGAAACAATGTCAATAGGAATTTACCTATGGAGACTAGGAATAATAGTCATCACAATTGATGCTTTACTGTTGTTCTTGTTGGGAATTGTAGCGTTAATTTACAGGAGAAATCATGATTGAAATAGAAGAGTTTAAAACAACAGAATCAATCACAGAGCCAACATTTATTGAACAATTAATAGCGACATTAAAATGCTGGCAATGGGGCGCAATGCACAGTCCAAAATTCGACGATTTTTATTGGGGATTAAATCAATCTCCCATAGAATTTAATGTCATTGGTGGCAATAGATTTACGGTGTTTTCCATGATATTTTACAGCCGGATTTGGTTAATGACTTGTATTCCATATTCAGCGATTACCGATTACAGACAAGCCACGCAATCAGACACCTCATTGATTTGGAAATAGCTTTATTTTGTCCATAGCTATCGTCTTACCGATAGCTTTACCACCTTACCAAAACTATGATTTACACATCACATTATTCAGGCGAGCAAGTCGGCACGAGCATCTCAATTTCACTACCCACTCCTGAAGGATGTGAGTTTAGTCCATTGCTATTATTTGCACCATCGGAAGACTTGACAAGGTTCTGGCAATCATCAAATCAAGATGAAATTGCACAACAAAAATACTCTGAAAAATTCAGAGAAGAAATGACAACAAAAGACCAGATTATCAACATTTGGATTAACAAAATTAAGGACGATATAACCCTAAATTGCTATCAAAAACCAGAAGATGCTTGTCGTGTTCAAGTCATTGAGGAAATCATCAAATCAAAAAAACCAGAGTTATGGGGCGGTACAGTCAGTGACCCAATCACCACACCAACCACACCATCACGACCTACAAAATCAATCAGGGAAATGACATGGGGTGAACTTTTCGGGAATGAATACACAGCGGTTTTTGAGGACAAACCACCACTGCCACCTGTCGCAGTCCTCAAACCCTGGAAGGTAAATGTGGGACAATACGCATTTTATGAAGGGGACTTGGTAAAGATTGTTGGTGGTGACAGAAAAGGGGAATGGCAATTAGAAAGACCACCTGCTGTTAATCCATCCCACACGCTGCCCGTTTCAAAGCAATGGGTAAAGACTTCAGCGTTAGCACAACCGCCAAAAGGACACGATACCTGGACTGACAAAGATTTTAAAAAGGTAAGGACAGCATGAAAAGTTGTACAAACTGCATACATTCAGGATTCCTGATTGAAAAGGACAACGAAATGTATAGCTATGAAGGGGACTGTAACCATCCAAGTGGAAGCCAAGCACCAACGGATAGAATATGGGATTACACAGAGGATGATAAAGAATATCTAAAGGAAGCACTTGCACCAATATTTACAGAGACGGCTAATAACTGCAAGTATTACAAATCAACGGGAATGTAGTCAGCAAGCGGGTTTACAGCCCGCTTTTTTGTTGCAAACAAAGTTATCGAAATCTTGATAACTTTGCCGATAAAATGAAAAGACCCGCAATTTTTTACAAAAAATGAAAACTTTTATTTACATCCTATTGACTAGTAACCCGTCAATAGGATATGATATTATCAGTCAATTAGGAGAAACATGGCAAACCCAAAACCAAAGCCCGCACCGCCGGAGGTTTTGTTTAAACCTGCATGGATCACAGGCAAAACCAAAGCCGTCAGAATCCCGACGGCTTTGGAAAAACAGGTCAAAGATATCGCCAGATGTCTCGACCGTAAACCAGATATCGCTAGTCAAGTTTTGGCATACGCTCAGTCATTGCTTGACAAATAAAAAGCTCCTCGCACTGGCTTCAACAGTCAAGGAGCAGCCCCTAGCAAGTCCACAAGGAGCATCTCAATGATAAAGTCTTCTAGAATATCTGTCAATCAGACAGATGTACCATTGCGTCCAAGGGGGATGTAATGGGAAAAATATGTAAGGGCGGAATGCCCGTGTCAGGGTACACAAAGTTACCCAATGAATTGATTCGTAATCAAAACATCGGTGATGGGACTTTTCGCTTCATCGCCTGGATACAATCTCATGCGGACGGATTCTCCGTATCTTTTGCCAGCATCAAGGCAGGGCTGGGATATGGTCGAGAAAAATTGAGAACCATCATCAAAGAAGCAGAAGAAAATGGATATCTGCTTAGACTAAAAATTAAAGATTCCCATGGGCGTTACGACTGGGACTATTATGTATTTGCAGATAAAGAGGAATGCAGCCTCTTTAAAGCCACACATCCAGGGGTGGTTTACCCACCGGTGGACGAACCACCGACGGGTAAACCAGGGGTGGGTAAACCACCGGTGGACGACCGAGTATATGGTTCATCCGTCGGTGGATGCGACCCCCCACATAAGAAGAACATAAATTCAGAAGACAAAAAAGAAGAAGAAAAAGAGAAAGAAGCCCGCGATTGTGATGGGTTTAAATCTAATTCAACAGATATAAATAATCTTTCTGATAAAAGGACAGATGTTTGCAACTCACCAATAACCCAATCTAAGGACGGATATTCCGCCGCCGCGCTTCAAAATGCTTACGCACAAGCGGCAAATGTCTATGAATTAATAGATGCGTTCTTGTTGAGTCCAGATACATCCGACACTGCACCACCATCCGAGATGCTAGGCATTTTTAGGGACCGAGCCAAATGGCAAGGCTGGGTTTTGCCCTGGCGTTCCAAGCAGATGTCCGCGCAATTCCAGAACTGCAATCCTGAGATAGTCAAAAAATTGGCTATTGACTTGGCAAGAAAGGATAAGTCAACGCCAGAACAGAAGTATGGCCACGCCATAGCCATTATCAATCAATGGGAACGGACTAAGGGTGGCTGGGTGAACTTGATGAACTTATGCGATCGCCCAAGCTGCACTCTTCCATCTCCAGACTTATCGAAAGCATCAGAGGAACTATCGGAAATTCCCCAATATTTGAAGGATTGGTATGAAATTCAGCACGAATACCACCACCGTACCCAATACCTGAAAAGCCGCTCTTTAGAGGAATTTTTTGCAGGGAAGGATAACCGCGCTTGGTATCGCTATGCCAAAGAAAAATTCCCCACATGGGAATGGTCAAAATAAATCTTTTTTTAAAAATCCAGGACAAGACATCATGTTTCAGTCAAACAACCTAGACCTAGCATCTGACGGATTAGACCGCCTCCCGCCCCAAAACGTCGAGGCTGAACAGGTAATTTTAGGGGGAATCCTTCTAGACCCCAGTGCCATAGAGAGAATCCATGGCAGATTGCCGGCCGAGGCATTTTACGTGCATTGCCACGCCATGATTTACCGCGTCATGGTAGAACTTCATTTAGAGTCCAACCCCACAGATATAGTAAGCGTTGCGTCCCGCTTATCAGACAAGGTAGACCTGCGCGGTGAAAGCTACCTTAAATTAATCGGTGGCAGAACCAAGCTAAGGGCGTTGCTAGACAGCACCGTCAGCGCGATTAACATAGATAGCCTCGCTGAAATTGTCTATGAGAAATTCCTCAGACGGGAGCTAATCCGAATCTCCCACCGCAACATCAAACTAGCCTACAGCAGCGAACTGGAACTGCCCAAAATCCTGGAAGAGGCACAGAAAAGCATATTTGACTTGACTCAATCCCAATCAGACGACCGACCTGAATTAGCGCACGTATCCACCGCTATGCAAGAAATGTATGGCGAAATGGAAAAGAAAATATCAGGGGAAATTGTCCCCATTCAATCTGGATTTTACGACCTGGACGCGCTAACAGGCGGCTTTGAGCCGAACCAATTTGTTGTAATTGGTGGCAGACCCGCCATGGGCAAAACAGCCATAGGATTAGATATAGCTTGGAACATCGCATCTAAGCAGAACGGTCAGCATAGACCAGTGTTTTTCTTCTCTTTAGAGATGGATAAAATTCAATTGGCTAGACGGCTAACAACGCGATTATCAAATGTTGAAGGCGCAAAGCTCAAAGCACCTAGGATGATAAGCAGCCATGAATGGACGCAGATATCTATGGCTATGGAAACATCAGAAGAGTCTAAGCTATACATTTGCGATTATTCACAGATGGATGTATTGGACATCAACGGCACTATTCGCCGCACCATTGCCCGCACTGGAGAAAGACCAGGCGCGATATTTGTAGACCACATCCATATTTTGGCAAGCACTGAAGAGAATGCAAGGGATGAGCAAAGTAAGATCAGCCGCGCTAGTCGGCTGCTGAAGAGTTTGTCGTCAGGGTCAACCGGTTTCAGCTGTCCCGTGTTTGCCTTAGCGCAACTAAACAGGGGCGTTGAAGGACGGCAAAATAACCGCCCAATGCTGTCAGATTTAAGGGCATCAGGAAGCATTGAGCAGGATGCAGACTTTGTGTTCCTGCTATACCGAGATGAATATTACAATCCCGATACTCCAAACAGAGGTATTGGAGAAGTCATTGTAGCCAAGGGGCGCGATTCGGGAACGGGAACAGTAAAATTACTTTACGATGCCCCAAGAGCGCAATTCAAAAATTTAGCAAAACCACAATATTAGCCATGAATATTATCAAATTAAATGCACTAAAACTACACTTAGAAAAGTTGGAAATGCAGTATTGCCAGCAACTTTCCACAGACGAGTACGAAGTTTTCAAATACTACCAAGAAAAACTTCACGAAGTCAGGAGACGACTTTCTCAAGTAAAAATAACGCTGCATGAACTAATGGAAATTGAATCAAATCGCCACCATCTTTTTAGCTGTTTGTCTCAAGATTCAACGCTTGCGCATCCAGATGAATCAGAATCAAATTTATAAGGATACCAGAATGTCTAACGATACATTAGAAATAATTTCTTCCATTCTTAAATGTGAAGATAAGCCACTTCTTCAAAAGGTTTTAGACGCAATCACGGTTTTTGATTCCTTGGATAAATCCGGGAAGTATCATCTAGCGTTTAGTGGTGGCAAAGACTCTCACGCACTTTTGATCGTGTTTCTGCTGTGGCAGCGAATTAGGGATGTGGAAACACATAATTTTAGGCTGTTTTTTGCGAATACATTAATTGAAACAAGATTATTGTACGAACTTATTTCCGCTATTCAAAACTCATTGGATACAATATCTTTGGAGATATTGTATCCAGAACAAAGCTATTGGTTTTACCAATTTGCTGTAGGATATCCTGTCCCTGACTGGAAAAACAGATGGTGTACATATTACCTAAAAGTCGAACCACAAGATAGAGTAAAAAAAGGAGGAATGGCTATTACAGGACGACACTATGGAGAAAGTTCTGCGCGAGATTCTAGACTTCGGTCAAAGGAAAAAGGATGTTCCACTGGAGAATGTGGAATAGACAAAATTAAATCCTCTATTGATCCAATAATCAATTTCCGGAATTGTGATGTTTGGGATTTAATTTTTTATGCAGATGAAACAATACTTTATAAAGGAGTATTTAATGCTCTAACAGCAACATATAACAACGCTACCGATGAGAAAGGGAGTTTAAGAATGGGATGCATTATGTGTCCAGTTGTTTCTGTCAATACTTTAAAAGCGGATTTATCTCGTCATTCGTTTGTAGGTATAAGAGACATCTTGGAAGAACTACGAAATTCCAAAAGAATAAACAGCGCGAGAACAAAAAAGAAAGGAGCAATTTATATAGGTGATCGCCGCATTATATGGCAGAAACTAAACAAAGAATTGCTCTTAGGTTTAGGGTATATCACTCAATCAGAAATTGAGTTAATCAGTGAATGCCTAGAATCTGATTACTCTTATCCCAAGACATACACAAGAGAGTGGATAGATTCTGAGCATCAGCGACTAGCAAGGCAAACGATTTACACGGATTTACCACTTTTTAAATACGCGGAGTACGTGACATAAACGATTGCCCACACCCGCAATCGTCGGATATTGCGAACACCGGGAAATTAGGGAAGATCCAAACAAGCAAACAATGAAAAAACAAAATGAGAATCAAATATGCACGACATCCATTCACTTACACTACCTATATGGGCAAAACCCTATGCTTGTGATTTTCCCTCGCTAGCCAAAAAAGCGAAAATAGATAAATGGCGAGTTGAGCGTTCTTTGTTCATCTGGTCTAAAAATTCCGTTGACTATGTTTGCAGAAATATGGATGATGTTCGCAGGATTGTAAATATGCTTGAATGGAACGACGAGAATCTAGGCTGGACATTAGAGCAGTCAGTAGATGCGGAAATATCAAATCTGAGTGCTGACAAGGAAGAAACCGAAGAAAAATTAAATAGAATTAACGCCAGGATTAAAGCACTTAAAACCTGGAAGGAAGGGAGCTAAATATTTACAAAATCTAGAAATAAGATTACAATAAAGATGTAATCCAACCTTGTGTAAAACCTGCCACAAAGCAGGTTTTTTTATTCATTCCCCAAACCACAATTGACGGGAATCATCAATAATCTTCTTGTCTAATTCCTCTAAATAATCTCGCCGTAATTCCTGATTTTCTTTGATACTTGGCACGTTTTCCCAAGCATAATCAGGAGTATTCAACGAATCAAGGTGTCTATTTAATTTAATATAATCGGGTTTTCCGTTCTTGGACACAAAGCCATAGCGTCTACATAAAGCAGTCTTGTTAATAGTTGAACCATCATTAATTAAATCCTGCCCATGAATAATGCGATCGCGGTACTCCACTTTTTCCACAACAGAATAACCGAGTATCTTTTGCTGCACAGGTTCAGGGCAAGTAGCAACAATTAAATGACGTGCATCAAGTACGGCTTTCTCCGCTAAAGCTTTTTGAGTTTCCGCCTGTGCTAATTGCAAACGTAGCTCTAGTTCGCGGATGTGGTCATTTTGTGCAGGAATGACTACTTCAGCCTCACGGGTTTTGATTGCAAAATATGATTGTGCTGACGCAATCTCTGGTTTACGGGGGTCTCCGTTCATAGCTACCAAGTAAGAGGCATATCGAGATAACTTGAAGTCTTGATAATTTCTACCTTGCTTACTACTGGGGTTTTTCAGGAACAATCCTGAAAAATGCTCTGTGACTACGTTTCCGGTATTTTCGCAAGATGCTTTTGCCTTTTCAATCACATCTTTAAAATCACTCCATCTTGGATACCCCAAGAGAGTCATAAGATCACGTGCTGACCAAAATTCGCCGTTGTCATCAACTTGACGAATAGCGTCAAATGGACTTGTGCTACCATCAATTTTTGCTAAACTGTTCATAAGTTCATTTTGGACTGTAATGGACTGTCAACTGGAACGGCGGGAGTATTGCGCGCTCCCTCACCGTGTTGACCTATCTATTACATGATAACACTATATTTTTCTCGATATGTGCTAAATTATTCATAGCATTCCTTTGTGTTTAGTAACTTCTGGTAAGCATGAGTAACGCAAGTTACTTTACGCTTGCCAGACTACATAAATATTACAGATATCTCCATAACTTCATCTTTTATTCGATAGACGCAAGCATTGAACATCATGCTATGCTCAATTTATCCACAATAATAGATATTTATGGCAAGCTTAAAAAATCTCAGGCCACGAGAGCCGCGCTACATCGAAAATAAAGTCAGACACACTATTTGCGTTACCCCGACCGCGTGGGAGAATTTGCAAAAAGAAGCTGTTAACAGAGGGACATCTGTATCTGAGTTAATCGAACTTTTTGCACGGAAACTTATCTGTTGAGGATTACAAGAAATTTCTCAAGAGGGGTTGACATATCCCAATTATTGCGTAATAATTGAGATATAAACAAAGCGACCGCCGCACCGTGGAAAGTCAAGCGATCGCCTTCAACCTAATAGGTCTAATTAACTATGTCACACCCTATCTACTCCCGTCAACAGCTTTTAAATCGAGGTTTAGTCAAAGTGAAGAAAGTCGCTGCTGACATGGGCGTTTTGCCCAGTGGCGACAAGAGGCTGATTACAAACTGGGTAGAGGCTATTTTAGCTCATCAAGCTAAGACTGTGGCGAAGGTACAGGAAAAATCCGCCGTCATCGAGTTTGACGGTGATAGCTACGAAGGACTGACACAGCCTTACATGGTTGTGTCTGAGGGCAAGATTGTCCATCGCACGGAGACCTACCTTCAAGCAGAGAGATTTGTGCAAAATGCCGGACTTGTTCTGATAGAGCCACAAGAGGTGGCACATGCGGAACTAGAAGCGGAACTAGAGACAGAATTGCAAGTAGTGGCTATAGATTTTGGCTACCACGAGGTGGTCAAAAATGGCGATGTAGTCGCCACAATAGAGATAGTTTTTGACAGAGACCACGATTTAGTCTCGTGGGCTGTTAATAAAGGACTAGAAAGACAGTTATTCCTCTCTTATGAGGATGCGGAAGTTTTCGCGCTCAACGACGAGCGTGGTAGTGGTCGCATAAACCAGCCTATCGAAGACATAGGGTATATTATCGAAGATATGAACTTTGTTGACCTTTGGGGTCAGCAATACTCCGTGAGGTTCAACGGGACTTTAGCCGGATACATCTGGCTAGACGACCGATGGGGATGGACACTGGATGGGGAAACCTTTGCAAATGATTGGCGACCAGTTGCCAAGAGTTTGGTTAGCTTAACCAAGCGAGAATACGCCACCACGGTTTAGCGCAAGGGCTGGGTGCGATGCCTTGTCAAATCCGCGCGTACACAACGCAAAACACAGGTAAAACAGGTAAAACGATGACAGTAATAGACACAGACATGATGGATTTTGAAAGTGGGGAATTTTCCCCACAACAGGCAGAGCGTCAGCCGTTCTGCCAAATAATCAACCCCCGATGGAACAAGCATGGGATGGCAGACTTCGGGTTTGCCATTACCAAGGCTAATGCCGAAGCATCTGGTTTTGACGCACCTCCAGGCTGGAAACCCGTGTTGCATGAGTTTGCATCTGGTGACACGGAAGAGATGTATATGGCTCTTCAGCCAAAAATCGTAATCATAGCGCAAACACCGCGCTATGCAAAATCCCGTGAGACAGGGAAGATAATCGGGGAGACCCGCCAGGTAGATTATTGGGGTAACAAACATTTGTACAAGCCATGCTCCTACGCATGGTGCTATGTACTGGGAGAAAACGATTCTCCAGTACATCCTACACCCTTGTTGATATCTCTCAACGGCGCAAGCGGAGCGTCGTTTATGTCGGGCTGGTTGCAGTACAAAACAAAAACCACAGACCGTAGTGGGTTTTGTTTTGACATGGAAGGTGCTTATGCATTGATGCGTAAACAGCACTACAAAAACATGGGCGAATTATTCCATGCCCACTGCATTTACGAGCCTCACATTGAGGCGGACGAGCGGGGCGTAAAGCCCAATACCGCACTGGTGGCAGTAGTCAACAGCTACAAAGCTGCCAGTGCAGGGCAACTGATCCGTAATGGATCAGAATTGTCAGAAATGATTAAAGTCGGTCGCGAGTCCGTCAAAGACTGGCGACCACGAATAGGCGAAGGTTCTCCCGCATTAGAGGACGACGGGTACAGCCCAAAGGGCAAACCCCGTGATGTCAGTAGTTATGAGGATGACTTGTATCCTCCCTACTAATTCAATCGGCACTAAGTGCTAATCCTAAATTAGTGCTTAGTGCCGTTATTAAACTAAAAAAATATGCAGACTTATCAATTCATTAGCTTGTTTAGCCCGTCCGAGGTTTCTCTCGATGAGAACCTACGATGGGTGGAGGACGGATTCAGTTGGAGTTGGCACGACAACGCCAACTGGTGGGCTTATGAGCTCAGTTTCGATCCTGATGCCAACGACGCTCCTTGCGGTATCAACGACATTATCTATAGCTACGGATTTGAATCTTTCATTAGTAGTCCGCTTGACCACTGACGGATAAATAAGAACAATCAAAAGCCGCTACACATACTAAGTTGTGTAGCGGCTTTTTAATGCAATCAATATAATGATAAAATTATCGGCGTATCTATATCAGCATCTCAAATGTACAGCCCGACACAAAAACTCCAGTCATTGCTTGACGGATTTGGCGGTAAACATAATGGCAAAATTGAAAAATCAAGTAGCGGATTTTACTATGTAGACAAAGCACGACGGGAATATTTAGGTAACGATTACTACGCCTGTATGTCAATTGTCAAGCAACTATTTATTTAGACCCATGATATTAAACGACTCCCAAATTATGGAATATGCCATTGAAGGCATGATTACACCATTTCAGGTGCAATTAATCAGAGAAGTTAGCATCTGTGGGCATGAGCAAATGTCCAGTCAAATCAGAAAAGCTATCAGTTACGGACTTAGCTCCTATGGCTACGACATCAGATTAAGTAGCAAGGAATTTAAGATATTTAGACATATTCCTGGAACAATTGTTAATCCCAAAAACTTCAATTCCCAGAACCTTGAATCGGTAGAATTACAGCAAGATAAATGGGGCGATTTTTTCATTATTCCTGCACATTCCTATGGACTAGGAGTAGCTATTGAAAAATTACAAATGCCTCCAAACTTAACAGCTATTTGCATAGGAAAATCAACTTATGCCCGCGCTGGTTTGATAGCAAACCTAACGCCAGTCGAGGCTTCATGGATTGGGCATTTAACAATAGAAATATCAAATTCATCAAGTGCTGATTGCCGGGTTTACGCCAATGAAGGCATAGCACAATTATTATTTTTCCAAGGTGAAGAATGCGCCGTCAACTATGAATCTCGCCAGGGAAAATACCAAAATCAACCAGAGGAAATCGTATTACCATTAGTGTAATGTCTAAGCAGAAAGGTAATAAGAACTGGACAACAAAAGAAATAGAGATAGTAGAAGAAAATGCCGGGTTTATACCACCTACTAAAATAGTACAGGTATTGAATAAACACGGCTTTTACAGAACAGAAATAGCAATAAAAAATTACTGCATAACTCACAACATTTCTTTTGCTTGTCAATACGATAATATATCATTGCGTAAACTTGCCAAGATACTAGGTGTTAGTTCGTCTACTTCTTCTTATTGGTACAAGAGCGGGCAATTACCAACTTATAAATACAAATCTCGTCAAATGATGGTGAGATTCAAGGATGTACAAAACTTCCTTAAAAGTCGCACCTTTAAAACCAATTTCAATAAAGAGGGTATTAATTTTTTCTTAGGAGAATAACATCATGGCGAATCGTAACTACACTTATTTATTAATATTAGATATTCTATTTAGTCGCGGTAGATGCACAGCAGAAGATATAGCCAAAGATGAGGATTTCTTAAATAAAAAACCGGCTACAATTCGATTATATTTAAGAGAATTAGCCAGCTTAAAACTAATAGATATCCATGCCTGGGAAGAAGAGGATATCTCTGAATCAGGCAGAAGGCCTCACAATACCTATTCTTTAAAATGTAATTGCCCATTGCCTGGCGAGATGGATGAATGTGCGAAATGTCCATCAGGGAAGATAATCAAAAGATTAATCGCCAGTCAGGCAACATCCCATGCGTGTGTGTGATGCCGCCAAAAGAATGATATGATTCTGGCATACAGATTAGGATGTCTTATGGAAAAACATCACGACACACAAGTAGAAATCAGGTGTAGACAGGATTTAAAGGAAAGTCTGTCTAAAAAACTCATAGCTTGTGGCTATGTCTACCCCAAGGGATCAGAAGCACTGCCAAGCTTTGCTAAATTCCTGGAAGCGTTAGACGGTAAGGACTTGAAGTGGTTTAGAAAAAATTTCAGAAAAGGGGTTGACAATCCCTAAAAACTGGGATACAGTTTAAACATAGGAGACGAGGCAACACCACTCACACCTCGGTTAAGTTGATGAAAAATTTGCAAAAAAGACAACAAACTTTAATCAATTTAATCACCCGTGTAGGTGGTCGCCAAAACATCCAGAAATGGATGGATGAGATTTTAAAGATTGATATTAAACTGGAGACAAAGGCAATGTTCAAGATTAATGTTAGCGAGTTACATATTGAGATACAGAAAAAGTTAGCTGAAGAATTAAACGGAACTTTAGATAATTCTGGGCTAGTAGATGTTATTGTGACATCTGTTAATCCAGAAAACCTGGACTGGTATAAACTGGAAATCGCCATTTACGGAGAAATTGATGACGATTCTGACAGATTGTATGAATGTGTTTCTTGGGTTTTGCCCCAAGAAACAACCGCAAAAGTTGATACTTTGCTACAAGAAATTCAGGCGGCGTTAAGTTCCTTGAATGATTGGTATAAGTATCAACAACATGGCGCGCCATGCGCCATGTTCAATTGCTCTTTTGAAAGAGCAGTTGAGCCATACTGTCACGGATTAAACAGAGAGTATTGGGGCGAAGCTTTTGCATCAACAGGCAAAAGCAAAAACAAGGTCGCATACGACCAGGGTCTCGGTTTTGCTGGTAACACAACTGTGGATACCATCTGTTACACTGCATGGGAATATGCCCACGCAGACGGAACTGCTATTTGGGTTACAGAGAAAAAAGAGAATATTCGTATTGCCACTGAGCAAGAAATTCTTGCCAAGGTGCAAAACAATGTGTACGAATACTGCCAGCGCGAGAAAATCACGTTTGCAGACTTGGTAGCTTCTATCGAAAAAGTCCGTGTTCGCTGGGAACAGGACGAGTTAGCGAAAATTGCGGCAGAAGAAGCCGCTAAATTGGAAATACCCGAACCAGAGTGGATTCGGAAAGAAATATACGAAAAAAACCTAAATCGCTTCTGGATCGGTGATGACTACGTATTTAGCTATTGCTGGGATACCACACTAGGGATAGTGTGGGAGGACTGTGACGACCGCACCAAGGGCATGGCTGGTCGGGTGAAGACCAGCAGCAACCTCGGCTCTGACAGAGGAGTCGTCATGGCTCGGATCGACTCTCTGCTTGAGCAGAGAAGTCGGAAATCTGCCCAAGAGAGGGCAAAAGAGGAAGGCTATGAAGCCTATAAAAAGGCTCAACAGTCCAATAAGCGGCCTGTTAAATCCTTCGAGAAATGGCTACAAACCGTAGCCTAGCCCACCTGACGATGGACGGCTGGCTACCGTCCGAAACATTCCCTTGAATGTCGTGGGAAGCCGTTACATACCCACTGGAAATCTATGACTATTTATTCTTTTTTACCCCAGGAATTAAATACACAACTCGGTATCGTTGCCGATGTTACGTACTCGAAAGAGTACGGGAATACATTCGAGTTCAGCCTCGAATTCGAGGAACAACTCTTGGTGGAGGAATTCCACCACAGTTACGGGGATAAAGACCTCGTAGAAAGCCAACTCATCACCCTTACTCAGGGTGATCACGTAATAGCCGCTCACATGAGTGGCGTAACTCTAATCTTGCTGTCAAAAATGGGAGTTAAAGTTTCCCTTTTAGAGACTGAAGTGAGGAAGTTACCTCCGGAAAAACAAACGGAAAATAAAAAAGCGGAGTTGATATATTCTTTAGTCTCATTGGACTAAAGGCAAACGTAGCCCACCTGATGAGTCCGGCTGGCTACCGGACGAAACACTCCCTTGAATGTCGTGGGAAGCCGTTACATACCCACTGGAAATCTATGACTATTTATTCTTTTTTATCCCAAGAATTAAATACACAACTCGGTATCGTTGCCGATGTTATCATCGCCGACGATGAATGCCACGAGATCACCCTTACTCAGGGTGATCACGTGATAGCCGCAACGATAGACCCTTTAACTTTAATAGGATTATTTCAAATGGGAGTCAAAGTCTCTCTTTTAGAGACTGAACTCACGGAAAATCAGAAGGCAGGATTGATGTATTCTTTAGTCTTAGACTAAAGGCAAACTTGTTGTAGCCCACCTGACGAGTCCGGTTGGCAACCGGATGAAACTACCACCTGGTAGTAGTGGGAAGCCGTTACACCCCACTGGAAAAGCATGAACAAAGCACTGGAGCGTCCGCTTAAATGGCATCAAGAAAAATTCTATGCCATGAGGGAACAACAAGTAAGATGCTACTTGTTGTTCCAAATGACAGAAGACGGGGAGGAGCATAACCGCTTCTTCCCATACACAAAAGAAGGACATAAAGCCGCTTTAGCCTTAGCCAAGAAGCTAGGGCAAAGACCAGATCGAATTCAAGCCACCACCGAGAAACTTAAATGGATTCTTCCCTACGGAGTGCGCTCCGTGGAGGAGTATGAGAAGTGGTGTAAAGAGTGGGGTGTCGCCTGATGTCCTACCGCTTAATGAAATACGCTTACGCGGTAGGCAATAGTATCATAGGCTACTCTGACAAAAACACAGTCAAAGTAGCTGGGGAAATAAATCCCCAAGGGGCAGACTGGTACACCGTCACAACGCCAGTTACCTGGTGTTGTGACGGTGACCTGTTTAAGGGTGATGATGGGGAAATCATCGCTCGCTGGGAATTGGAAAAAAGAATGGGATGGAATAAGTAAATCAAAAGCGATCGCCCCTCCGACCAAGAAGTAAGCGATCGCCTATCACACCAATCATGATGAGATTAGTGAATTATATCCTAGTTGCCGTCATTTTGATCATATCTGCTAGGGATGATCAGACAGGCGATTGCCTGAAACGCGGCGATTGCAAAGCAAACATTACACAAGAAACAAATGAAAGGAATACTATGGGGCGTGCTACAAACGCCCCTGTCCACACCCCGGCGTTACCCATTGGGAACGCCACACCACGTTACACTCCAGTTCGGGGTTGACCGCGACGACTGGAAACAGTGGGAGGGTGTTGTTTTCCAAGCCACGGCTAAACTTGAAGCCTGGAACGACAAAATTCAGGCTGTAGCCATAGAGCTACCAGGTGACATCCCCTGTCAGAACGGAACACCTCACATCAGCGTAAGCTGGTGCGAAGGCATCAAGCCCTATGAGTCAAACCTGATGCTTGCGTCAGATTTTCACTCAAAGTCCCTGTCCCAAACACTAGAATTCAAAATCGAATTCCTAGCCTGGGAACAACCAGAGTAACACAGGCATCCCTGCCTGTCCCATCCACAAAAGGAATCACAATGAACGTCTACTTCTTCTCCCGACACGAACCCCACCCCGAAATGATTGCAGACTTAGGTGCAATCACCCAGCAATTTACAGGAACAATTTCCAGTATTGTCCGCGATGGCAATACTATAAAATTCCTAGAGACCCCACTAGGTCAGACCGAATCAATCAGCCACGGCATACCCTCTAACTGCATCGTAGTGGCAGTTGCCCCGCTCCCACTGCAAGAAGCATGGCTAAAGGCTGGTGCTACATTCCTCGTCCCTCAAAACAAGCGAGAAAAAGACCCTGACGGGCAAATTGTTTTCAAATATTCAGGACTACTTAGAGTCCTAAAAATCGAAGTCATAACGGAACAATGGGCAGGTGCATCGCCCAGTCTAGAAGACAAGCACCGAGAAAGAAGCGCGTAATTCACAACCCGGATTCTTCAAAGAGTCCGGGTTTTTATTTTGAGGAAAAACATGGTAAACATCAAAAAGAATCGCACAGTAAAAATCAAGGGAAGATGTAGTTCTGAGCTAAAGGCATCATTATCACGCAAGTTAATTGCTTGTGGCTATATTTATCGCAAAGATACAGAAGTTCTGTGCAACTTTGCGGAATTTCTAGAGGATTTGGATAGCAAAGATTTAGAATGGTTTGAGGAAAATTTCACAAATCAGGATGGGTCTAGTATTTCGTAACCTTCCCTTTGCAGCTTGTCCGCAGCCGCATTAATATCAGCGAAATATTTAATCCCTCTCATATCATTAATGGCATCAGTGGAACGTCTCAACATTTGACTCCACTGATTCATTTCCGCCGCATTATGATTTGACAACGCTTTCTTCTTATCATCCCCAGTTAATCTCAAATCTTCCACTAATTGTCTCGCCTTAGCTTCAATAATTTTTGCAGCATAATCCCTCGCCAGCTTATGCACAGTATAGCCTTCAGTTACAATTTCTGATAATTCATCAGAGATTTTATCAGAGGTTTTTTCAATGGTTTTTTCCTGAATTGTTGTCCGTAAAACCTCGCGGTATTCATAGCGTTGAGCTAACCACAATTCAGCTTTTACCCATCGTTCAATACTTCCTTTACCTTGTCCAGAAACTTTAGACAATCCCCTAATGCCAATGTCGTCCTCACACTCAACATAGCGACGACGGCACTGTTCTTTAGTCCAAGGTTTTGGTAACTCGTCCCACTTCAAAGTCATTCCTCCATTTTTAATTATTAATAATTATATTATTAACACTTTGTGCTATACTTTATATATTATCTAATTAGATTGCACCTAGCAATCATTATACTGAATTTTTAATAACTCCCCTTACTCTCCTTTCTTGGTTTTGTCTCCTACCCGTCCCCTTGGACGGGTTTTGTCGTTTTAGCTATCTACCGTAGGGATTACCGCGATTAATTGAGCCACCAACTCGCATTTCCCGACGGATACCATCAGATACCATTGCCTGTACAGCCTGGGATAATCTGCGAGTATCAACCTCTGAATCACTGCCTACCGCCACACTTACAGGTACATTAATAGTCGTTGTGTTCCCCATTCTAGAAGCAATAGCACCATTACCACCAGCACCAACAACGCCACCGTTAGCAAATCCGGCAACGCCACCTTGCAACTTGTTCCAAATAGCAGTTTCTTTGTGATTCAACACACGCTCACCCTCAGATGCAATAATGACGTGAGGTACTCGTCCGGTGAGCGATCGCTCTTTATTCAACGCTCCCACTATACCGCCGTTGGCAAAAGTTGGCAGTTCTCCCACCATGCCACCAGCGAAAGCCATATTAAAAGAAGTATTGGGAAGCACATCACCAACGAAAGAGCCGCCCGAAGCCAACCCCGCTCCCTTGCCACCAAACAGTCCTGCGACCCATCCAAACAAAGAGTCAGTCATTCGCTTAGATGCGATATCAGCCAAAGAATCAATGAGGTTTTTAGTGATGGAATTAAATAGATCGGTTAAAGATTCACCAAAGCTTTTCGTGCTTAACAAGAACTCTTTAAATCCATTCCTGAAGCCGCTCGTGGTGTTCTTGATGACAGAACCTAATTCAGAAAATTGCAATTTAATTGCATCTAGTTTGTACTCATTTGTTAACCGCAGATTTTCACGCAATTCATTAATCTGTTCATTGGTTAACTTGTTTGCTCCTGTGGCTTTTTCATTCTTTCTAATAAAATCATCTAACTGAATGCTAGCTTTAGCAAAATCAAATTGTTGATTAGTAATTGCCACTTGCTTATCTATCTTTTCTGCACGGAAATCAAGCCCATAAGCTTTGAGTACAGAGCTTCTAGCCTCAAGCACGCCCTTAAAGGAATCCTGGATAAATTGAGACCTTTCTAATAGTTTATTTGCGTTGTTAGTTCTCTCGGTAATTTTTTCAGCTTCAAGTTTAAGCTGAATGTTTTCTTTAGCAATAGCGTTTTCCTGTTGAGCAAGGTTTCTTTGTTCTTTAGCCTTTTCAGGTGAAATTTCTTTAGTGTTTTCCTGTCTTGAGATATTGTTTAATTTTTCTCTCAAATCAAGGTCAGCATTTAATAAAGCTATATTTGCCTCTAATTCCGCAGTTCTAGCAGACTTAGTATCAAGAGGGTCTAACTGCTGTAGTAGTTTACGTTGCTCAATTTGTTTTTGAAGTAAAGCGACTCCAGATTTTTCATTTTGTATTGCAATACCTGATAATCTAAGCTGCTCATCAAAGCTAAACTTTCCTTTAAAAGCATCAAGTATCTTGGGAATACTTGCATCATAATCAGATAGCATTTTTTTGGCTTGCTGATTTTGAAGTACAGCAATTTCAAATACCTTGTCATTTGCCTTAATTGCTTTAAGTGCTAATTCTGCTGTGGGGAATTTTTGTAAAGCAGACTCAAACGCCGCTTTTAACAGTGGCTTATTGTCTACAGTTCCCTGGGTATCACGGATAGTTTTTTCTAAAGATTCTCTCTTTTTCTCCAGGGATCTAACAAGTTCACCATAAGCAATATTAAACTTTTCTAAGCTACTTAACCCACTAGGAGATAATCCCTCTGCTATTGTTTTAACAAAATCCAAGTTTAAATCCTTCATGCCACCAAGGACAGAAAACCCAGCCTCTTCAGTTTGTCTAAGAAGGCGATAAATACCTAGCAATTGCTGTACTTCATCTGTCAGTCTTTGCGCTTCGTTGTTCATCTCATTGGTGCTGTTCCTAGTAGCTGCCGCACCAAGATTAAGATTAGCCGCATCTGTAACTAGTCCTTGTAACTTATCAGGGTTAACCGCTCCGCCTGTCATTACAATTTGGTTTAATTTTCCAAGATTTTGTTGATAGAATTTCAAGAAATTGTCGTGCTTACCTTGATGCGTGCCTTGCCCAGAATACGCACTACGTTTATTGCCTAATCCAATACTTGCGTAGTGAGGGGCTAGCTTATTGAGAACAGAGCTATCAATTTTACCCGCTACAACATCATCTAAAACGCCCCGTTGTAGCAAAGAACCGATGAAGTATAAATCCTGTAATCCTGGGCTAAATCCGGGCTGGTCTTTGCCTTGAAAATCAATCAGTTTAAACATATCAGGCATCGCATCCTTGCCAAACTGTTTCTTAGCAGCTTGGATAGATGCGTTAAAGTTCATCATCTGGTAACGTCCAGACGCGGTACTAGAATTATTAATGCCAGGAATCCAAGTTGGTTTTCTACCAGTTCCTACAAACGGATGTGTCGAGAAATCTTTAACATTTGCGCCACCAATCAGCATCCCGTAGCCGAAATTCTCAGAGTTCTTCCTAAAGTCTGTTCCTTCTGCCCGTGCCACAGCATTAGCTAAGGCCAAAACATTGGGATTCCTACGTAACTCATACAACTTTTTACCTAGTGGAGTCAGTTTTGCGTATTCCTCCGCACTAAGGTTGTTACCACCCTGAGTGATTCTAGGTGTATCGGGAACAGATTTATTAGATGACAGTGCAACTTTTCCAGTAATTACTTTAGCAACTTCTACAGCCCCGACCGCCTGGTCAAAAACGATGTTTTTTATGCCACTGGTTTTGAGTGCTTGCTTGAATTTATTAAACTCAGCTTCGTTAGCAAAAACAATGCAACCACTAGATCCAGGGTCAATCAGCCTATCCTTATCAATGTGGAAACCTATGGCTGTTCGTTCTGTTTCAAAGTTAGGTTCAATCCGTATTAATTCATTGCCCATTTTCTTTTTGTTGCCAGCCGGGACTGTTTTGCCAAGCGTGTAACTACCAAACTCAAATGGACGTTTAGACCCTGCTTTCGTTTCGCCCGCACCGCCGAATATTTGTGTTCTGGGATTGCCAGAATTGACGATAAAACTATCAATAAGTTTACCTCGTTTGATGACAGCTAGCTGTAGTTTTTCAAGTCCGTATTCATCTTTTTCTCCCAATCTTTGAATTCTCACCAGAGACTCACCTTTGTTGGCATTTTGCACGGTTGCACCTGATTTTACCTTAGAGGTTGCTGGTGGTTGATTAGCGATCGCGCCGTAATTACCTCTTGCGAGATTGCTCAAAAATACTTGTGGGTTAATGTAGCGACCATTTGCCTTAACTCCAAAGTCCAAATGGTCTCCCAGTACGTTTCCTAGCTTTTGTCCGGCTTGAACTTGTACTGATTTTTCTAGCGCACCACCTAATGCTTTTTTGATACTTTCAACAGACAAATGTCCATACTCTATGGTGATTTTCGTTCCTGATGGTAATACGCTGTTAACAAACACAGCACCATCATTGCCTTTCCATAGCTTTCCTGTGGCTACACCGGGCAGACTAGCAAGGATTTCCGCACCTGCACCAGCTTTAGCCCGACTATCAAAATCAACTTTATTGTGAATCCTACCTTTAGGGCGACTCCCCATGACGCTTTGCCCAAAGGTAGGTTTGTAGTTAATCAGGTCTTGAATAGTTGTATTTTTAACTGGTGATGCGAAATTAGTGGCTGGCGATGGTGCTGATGGAATTGTTGGTGTGGTGGCTGGTATCGTTGGTGCAGTGCCTGGTGTTGCATTGTCCATTTGCCCTAATATATCCAACGCTCCAGCAGCCCAATTAGGTGCATTCTGTGGAGACAAATCATTTGTTCCTACCTTTAGGCTATCCAAGGTAGAGGTTAATTTATCCAAAGTTGTGTCTAATTTAGTTCCTACCTCAGCAACGGTAGTACCCAGTCCTTGGAAAGCATCATTGAGTTGGTTGGTGGCTAATACGGCATCTTGCCCCAAGGATGTAACGACTTGCTGCACATCAGTGTTTATGCCTATAACGCTACCTTGGACTATCTTCAACTGCTCATCAAAATCTTTGATTTTATTCTCGTCAAAGGGAACTATCTTGCCGGGCAAGCTGCGTTGCAATTCACTGGCACGCAGTTTGATGTCATCTACATTATTTTGATAATCATATTGTTGTTTCTTCTCATCCAATCGCTTTTTCTCCATCTCAGTAGTTTGAGAAATGATATTAATAATTCCCTCAATAAACTGAGTGTAAATATTGTCACCTGCACCTATCAATGCGGCTCTTAATTTGTTTTGCAATTGAGAACCTTCTAGTGTTTTTTTAGCTTTCTCAAACTCAATACTAGCTGATTGCGCTTCCCTGACCGAGGTTCTGTAATATTCAGCAACTTGCTTAGTCTGGTCAATCAAAGCTTGCTTCATATCACGTCGGGCTTTGGCAGTCTCTAGGGCATTTTGAGTTAATGATTCACGGTCTTTCATTATGTCTTCAGTCAACTTATCGTATTCTGATTGCGCTTCGGCCAAGTTAGTGCCGCCCACCGCAATTACCTGGGCTATCTTATCAAGAGCAATCTGATTAGTTTTAAGTTTTTCTTCTAATAAAGTTCGGGAATCATTTAATCCTGCAAGTTGAATGTTTGCTAATTCAGGTGCTATTTGTTGTGATGTTCCTGCACTTGAATAGACTTTAGATTGACTTAAATTAGACTTGGATCTATTGGCGGAAGAGGCTCTTTCAAACTTAATGTTTGCATCTTTAACAGCGTTTGTCGCTTGAGTGTAGAGCATTTCTTCTACTGGTTTTACGTCAAATGGCTTAACTCCTGCTATTTGTTTTTTAAGTTCCTCAATTTGTCTCTGAGTCTCTTGAACAGCAGGAGTAATTAATGCCCCTTGAATACCTTCAACTTCTCCTAAAGTTAATTGTTCTTTATATTTTTCTAGCTTTTTAAGTTGATTTTCAAGTATAGGCAATGGTGAGCCAAAACTATCAACTAATTCTTGCCGTCTTTTGTAGAGTTGTTGAATTAATTGCTTAACTTCGCCCTGTTCTTTGCGAACTTTATCGCTAGGTAATGCCTTGCTTAATTCCACTCCTTTTTTAGTGGCATTAATTAGCTGCTTGTCAACGTCTTTTATCTCTTGAAAATTGAATGCCCGTTGCACAGAAGCTTTGATTAGTTTTTGCTGATTCTTTTTCTGAGCCTCTAAAACTTTTAGCTCATCTTCAAGTTTAATTGTACCTGCGTCAGAACCGTCACCCATGCTTAATGCAAAAGCATCAGTGGAAGATGCAGTCATGAGATTTCTAGATGCAGAAACAGCCGCCCTTCTCTTATTAACCTCTGCCTGTTTCTTTTTAATTTTCTCATCAAGTTCTTTATCTATTCGCTGATTTTCTGGAGTATTTTCTATTTGGAAACTAGCAGCAGCTAGAGCTACAACATTTCTCATCTGTTTAGATTTGTTTTCTAATTCTTTAAACCCAGGCGAGTTTTGTAAATCCTTGATTTCTTGGGGACTAGCGCCACTGTTTTTCTTGTCTGCTATAGCCGCTAGTCTTCTTTTGTTATTGTCTTTAATTTCCTGATTAAGCTTAGATATCGCTGGGGTATTATTAAACGTATTTTGCTGTTCCGATGTTAACGGTTTTATATCAGCCATAAAGTCGCCAGGCTTACCTGTAAAGCCTTGACTAGCACCAAATTCTTTTAAGTTCTGAATATTCTTCTTCTGGTCTTCAAAATATTTTAGGATTTGTTGCTGGGCATTGGTTAAACGCGCGTTTTCCCCAAGGTCAAAATAACCTTCTAATTTATTATCTGCGATTAGTTGCTTTTGCTTCCCTGTCAGTTTAGGAGCAAACAAATCAAGAGCTTTTGTAGCGAGAACTATGGCAGCAATAAAACCACCTATTGAAACGACAATAAGACCAAGCGGACTCATTATAGCGGTAATCAATGGAGTTACCGCCATAGCAAGTCTACCAAAAATAGAAACGGGGGCAACCGGACCCGCTATAAGAGCCTTGTTTGCGGCTATGGTTGCAGCCGTGGATACAGCAGAATTTAGAATTGAACTTAGAACTGATATCCCAGAAGTAAAAGCCGCACCCGCACCAGCAGCACCCAAAGCACCAACTCCCACCGCATCCATGAGAGAGCCGCTCGCAGAATCGCGTTTATTCCTCTCTTTAATTGCATCATCCCACTTAAAGTCGCCACCGCCCCAAAAGCTTCTGATATCCAGTTGTATGCCTTTAGAGGGTAATGTATCCGCTAACGTACCACCTAGCTTAGTGACACTATTCGTAGCTTTATCAAAGGAATCGGCAGTTTTTTGAACATTAGCCCGTATTTCAGTTAGTCCATTGTTTAATTCCTTGGTAGTTTTTGACAACGAATCACCCATGGGATTACTGAAGTCACCTTTAGAGAACATCAAAATACCAAAAGCTACAGCCACATGAGTTAATGCTGTTCGCAAAAATCCCATGGTTGCAGAAAATATTTTTATTCTCGCTTCACTAGCAGCCATAGCAGAACTCATGGAGGTCATCATTAGTTCAGTAGCGATTTTCATTGAAGTCATGACGCCCACAAAAGCTTTAGCTGCGCCGCCAAACATTCCTGTAACTGCACCTATGAACCCTTTAAATGCAGGAGCTAAGGCCATGACCATTAGCCCTGTACCCTGCTCAAACATGAAGACCATCGCCAGTAATTCTACAAAACCGGGAGGAATAATCTTAAAGAATCCAGAAAATACACCTTTAAGCCAATCAATAATATTACCAGCCTGTTCTGCACCTTGAACCAAACCACCAAACATTGATGAGAAACTAAAGTTACCACCACTCATTGAGCGCATCACTGAGTCAACCGTACTAAATGTGGCTACAACTGCATTCGTGACACCATCCATCATGTTTGTGATTAGGTCTTTTTCTGCACCCAGCCAATTATCGGCCACGTCCGCAGTTACACCGATAATCATCGGCATCATGTTGGTGGCAACGGCTGTAAAGGTTGCCATTAGAAGGTTCTGCAACGAACCAAACAACACAACCAAGGGTTTTACCTTAGTCATAATCGTAGTTAGTCCAATGGCTATGGTTGCCGCAAAACCAATGGCAAATGCTTGTCCTAAAGGTATCAACGCGCCAAGTGTATTACTGAACAACGCCAAACCGTCCGCAAACGTGCCAACAAACCAGCCTAAAGTGCTACCAAGTTTGTCAGTAAATATAGTTGTAATTTCAAAACCAACATTACCCAATTTATTTAAAGCTACAACCAAGCCTCCAGCTTGATTAGCAGCAGATGCACCATAATCTTGATTCAGGACTTTAGCTACATTAGGCAAGATATCTTGAGATAAAATGCTACCAGATGCTACTAATGCATTCATTTCAGGAACAGACACGCCCATAGACTTAGCAAATACACCCATGGCAGGCGGGAATTTCTCACCTAATTGCTGTCTTAGTTCTTCCATTGACAGCTTACCTTTTGCCAAGATTTGTGTATACGCCATGAACACCAAACTAGCATCTTGTCCACTAATGCCTAATGCACTTAAAGATGCCGTAATACCCTCAAACAAATCCTTGACACCCTGTCCTTCCATCTTGCTACCTCTAGCCGCAATAGCTAATTGAGAGTAGGAGTTGGCAGCAACTTCAGAAGGGACATTCATTTTGGCGGCTACGTCTTTAGCATACTTAAATTCCGCTTCACCACCAGCCTTTGAACCACCCAAGAAAGTAAAGCGTCGCTGTAAAACTTCTACTCGCTGGATACCATCTAGCATCTTGGATATGTGAGGCATCACCATACTCACAGCCGCACCTATACCACCAATAATCGGAGCTAAGGGTAAGAATAGGGGCGATAGAGAAGCGAATAAACTTGTCACGGGGGCTAAAGTTGTGGCAAGAGACCCCATGAATTGCAGCATATTGGGGAACATTGCATCAGCTTCTTTTGAACTGCTAAACAGAGCTTTTTTTACTCCTGTTCCCATCTGGTTGTACATTTCCTTAAACTGGTCTTGGGTAGCAATTGTACCGCGAGTCATTCTTCTGAAAATCAAGCCGACAGCATCGCCAAAGTTAGCTTGTCCTATTGCTTTCTTAGCGTTGTATTCTAAATCATCCTTGGCATTAGCAAGATTACGCACTGAATCTTTAAATCCTTGAGTCAGTGCCTTACCCATATCAAAGCCCTTTTCCTTAAACTTAGCTTGTAATCCGGTCAGGGTAGCCATTAGTCCTGCTGTGGCTGTGTTTAAAAGTTTAGGGTCTATGTTCTGGAGTTGCTCCGACGACATCCCAGCTTTTTTCAAGCCTTGCATCAATAAACCTTTCAGTGCTTCTTGGTCATTGGTTGCATAAGCTTGTGTGAGTCTACCAACAACTCCGGTAGTATTAGGATTAGCAGCTAAATCACGGCGTGTTTCCTCTAGTTTTCCCGACTGCTTCATAGAGGTGTAATCTGAGAAAGTTACACCGCGCTCTTTTAATACCTTGGCTGTCAGGTAGTCTAGTCGCCTTTGCGCTCTGGGAACACCAAGCTTAAACCTGGAGCGTTCAATATCACCCATTGCAAACATGAGGTTTCGTTCATTTTCAGAGATTGCAAGGGGTTTACCGATAATATCTTGCCGTGCCTTCTCCAGTTCCTCCCTTGACATGGCTTCACGAGTAGTAGTATCAACGCCACGTCTTCTTAATGCGGCTTTAGTTAATGCATCTAATCTTTCTGGTGATATTGTTCCAGACTTCATAGCACGCTCTAAGGCTTTTTCTGTCTTACTTCTTTGTACACCAATGGAACTAATAACATCTGCTATTTTCCCTGATTGCTTGTTGATACTACGTCCTGTCATTCCTTGAATTACAGAAGTAGGAATCATGGGAATATTGAGATTTTCTAAAACACTATCTACCGCAGTGTTACCTAAATTTTCAATCAATTCTCTACTAGCTTGACCGCCTTTTGCATTGGACAATCCCGCTTTTTTCCTATTAGCTAAAGTCTGTTCTTGCAGGACTCTTTCAACAGTAGGTGCTTGATTCTTGGGGTTAGATCGTGTAGATGGGTCTAGTCCCAAGATTCCACTAAAGGTATTCATCAATGGACCGAATAACCCCATAGCAAGAGAAAGTGGACCACCAATACCCGCAGTACCTACAAGATTAGGTACAGGATTCATTATTTTAGAAATTGCGCCCAATATTCCGTGAGCTTTCCCACCAGATAAAGAAGTTAAGTTAATCCTGGTAACAGAACTTAATAGCTTTGTTAAAAACCCACCTGGTTTTAAAACATCATTATTGAGTAGATTCTTAACAATAGAATTACCCAGTCCTAACGTTAATCCCCCAATTATGGGCATCAATGGCTTCAGCATGGGGATTAGCTGCATTGTTTTAGGAATAAACTTCATAAACCAAGGCAATGCAGACTGAGCTTGAGACAGCAATCCTTTGTAAAGCGGTTGTTTTAAGGTATCAGCGAGGGAAAATAGAGCGGCGTTTACAGCATTACGCATTACCTGCCCTAATGAAGCATAGCCGGATAATGTACTTTGCCGAATACTATCACCAACTGCGGTAAATAAATTGGTGACTAAGTCCTTACCTAGTTGTAAGTATTGATTCGTTGCGTTTTGTGGCGTACGAACTCTTATTGGTAAAAATCCGTCTGCGGGTGGTGGTGGTGGCGACGATAGGGATGGTGGTGCTGGTGGTATTGGTGGTGGTGGTGGTGATGTTGGGGCAAAGGGAGAAGGAGTGACAGCGGGAGGTTTGGCTGGTGATGCAGGTATTGGGAAGAACCCAAGCCCAGTAGGTAAACTAGGTTTGATTGTGGTAGATTTAAATGGTTCAGGAACAAGAGAAGTAGGAACTGTTGGTGGTAAAACAACAGGAAGTCTCGCACCTACTTGTCGAGTGAGCGATCGCACTACAGAAGAGCGCGGCGCGTTCATAAGGTCATCCAAAACAGTTGCAAACCCGGTCAAACTCGCAGTCATGCTCCTATTGAGCAGAGCATTTAGATTAACCAGTAAGTCTTTGTTTTTATTAATCAACGCTTGTGTGTTGACTTCTTGTTGTGTAATAGTTGCCCTTGCCGCAGTGCTAGGTCTGGACGGCAATATCAGTCGCGCGTCTGGATTTGCGGTAGTGCTGTTTGGCAATATTAACCGTGCATTTGGATTTACGGTAGTGCTGTTTGGTAATACTAATCGTGCATTTGGGTTGGGCGCGAAACTGCGGGGCGTAATTATTGTGCTAACAGGCTGTGGTACAACATTTTCCGTAACAGGTGAAGATTTTACATCCCTTCTTGCTTGCTGTAAAATTCCTGGTATTTCTGCCATAGAAGCTCCAGTAATTCTAGCCATAACTTTACTAACTGTCGTGCTACTTGCTAGAATTTCCATTGCCTTAGAGGCGTTTAAGTCATTATATTTACCTTCTCTAAACCCTTTGGCAATCCTTTGATTTTGAGATTCTACTGTATTGGCGAAATGTTCAACTCTAGCTTTTTCTGATTCCGTCGCTGTAGCACTTTCATTGACAGTTTTAAGCATTAATTCAGCAATTCTTTTATTGGCCAAAACCAAAGCTGCAACCGCACCATTTTCAAAGCCTTCGCCAAAATTCAATCCGATAGACTCCATTACCTTTGATGGTGATGCAATGCCAAATACTTTTTTGACTGCGCCTAAAACACCCTTAGCAAAACCAATTACTATCCCCAATACACCGCCGTTAGCGGATAAAAAGCCTTGCCCAAAAGAAGAGATTAGATTAATACCTACCTCTTTAAGCCCACCACCCTTACTAAATGCAGACTTAGCATTGTTGAATAGATTCCCTAAGAGGTTATTATTTCCCGTTGGCTGCTGGGATTCTTGCCCGTTGCCTAAAACGTATTCTTGGATTTTGGGATGATTTAAGAATTGCCCAAAATTACCTTTAGATGCAATATAAGGATTTGCTGCCAAATCTGTTAAATCGTCCAAACCCTTTCTGTCTAAGCGGTGTGTCTGAATATATGGATTGCCACCGATTAATTCAGAATGAACTGAATGCCCTAATTGAAAATCATTGCCAGACTGTGTATTAAGAAAAGAAAAAAGCTCACGCCCTGTTTTTTTGTTGTATTTAGTAAATGCCTTGGTGTTACCAAATAAATTCTCTTCAATGCCTAATAAGCCTCGTAGCCATTTCTTTGACTCCAAAAATTTATATATCTTACTGCCTAAATTTTTAGGTAACTTAAACGGTGTATTTTTATCCGTATCGGTGTCTTGATGCCAGTCGTAGACATCGTTAATTTGCAAACCTCCGTCTTTGGTTTGTGTGTAATTGAATCCCCCTAGTGTATGAGCCAGCGTGGGCAATGTCTTGTGTTTAACCATGCCCACCACGCCACCGTCAGGAAAATAACCATCACCTTTTTCGGCTGATTGCATCATATTGAAAATAGTTGCAATTTCAGCCTCTCTAGCCAATTGTGGATTCAGCTTATGAACCTGGGTTGTACCTTGATAAAATGCCCCTAAATGCCTCAAGGGTGTTCGGATTGATTTTGGAACTAAATTAGTGTCTGCAACACCCATCATCGCAGTCCCTAGAATCATTCCTGGGATTGTCGCTTTACTTGCTTTCTTAGCATTATCAAAAACTTTTTTTGTAGTTTCTGAATTACTAGATACGGCATTTTTAATTGCCTGATCGTAAGATTCTATTCCTTCTGATGGTATTGATTTGATATTTTTTAAACCATTGCCAACAACATCAGTTAGTAAATCACTAGCACCGGAAACATCAATTACACCTTTTTTGATGCCAATAGCCAATCCCGATGCAATCATCAACCCTAACGCAATCATTACTTTAGATGGTGATTGAATTTCCATCTTGGCTTTAACAGCCTTAATCAAGTCGTCCAACATGGCGCGGGCAGCATCGGATACACCACCAGCAGCGTGTTGAATACCTTTCTTTAGTCCTGCGTCTACTTCTATACCCAGACTTTCCGCTTGGGCGACATAGCCTTTTAATTGCTGGTCAAATAGTTTTTTGTCTGCAAGGTTTAGCTTGCCCAGACTCTTTTCTGCGGTGCTTGTATTTCTGGAAATACTAGACTTACCACTGCTATGAATCCTAGATAATTCACTGTTAATATCTTTGCTGAAACCCGCGTCTTGTCCAGTTTTTACATATCTATCAATAGTAGAAATTGCTTCTTTTGACCTGGATACAAAATTAGAAACCTCAGACCTTGCAGCACTGATATCCTCTTTTGTACCAGCATCACTGATGGCATATTTAACCTTTGCCTGAATCCTCTTGTACTCATCGCTGAAATATTTGTTTATTGCTATCAGCGACTGTTCAATACTATCCAAGGAAACCTGAGCATATTTCTTGGTATTTTTAGACGATGGAATAGGAGGTAATGGTGTTAAATTATTTTCTGATTTTGTGGCGTTTTTATAGCCTTCAGATATATCAATATTTTTATGTATTTCAGATTGAATTGTTTTAAATAATGGCTTAATTTGCTCAGGAATATTTACAGGAATAGGCTCTAATTCCCGTTTTTGTTGAGGTGGTGGTAATGGAGATTTGTTTGCTTTAGGTGGCAGTTGCTTAGGTAGGGGTGCCGCATCTTGCCAAGGGTCTGGGATTGTTTTAGCAACAAAAGGTTTACTGGTTTTTGCGGTAGGCTCTGTTGACTTAACATTAATAGCAGCATCGCTCAACGCTTTAGCCGCATTTTTTAAATCTGATGCGGCTTCCTTGAGAATATCTGAAGAAGATTTAGCGATTGGTTCTACTGGTTTTGCCGACACTCCAGTCTTTAAAAAATCTTTAATAACTGGAGAAGCATTAGGTAATAATTTATTAAAAATAGACTCTACTGCTTTTTTTGATTGTGAAACTATCCCTTCTCCAATATATTTATTAACCGCACCTTTATCGCTACTTTCAGCAGCATCGAAGAATCCACTAATAGCATTTTGAACCCCAGGTGCAGAATTTTGAGTGACCGCTTTAGCGGATTGTCTAGCTTGTCTAATGGTTGCCAACTTAGCGTTTTGAGCAACGCTTTCAATAGTGACATTAATGCTGTCAGAGAACGCCTTGTTTATCTCCGAAAATGTACTAGAAATAACTCCGGAATTACTTTGTTTTATTGAACTGCCAGAATATTCCTTAATAGCATCCTCAATGATTGCCTTAACCCTAGCCTGCTCATTTTTGGGGTCTGATTGTGCTTTTCTGCCAACTCCAAAATATCTTAACGCGCTGCTACTAGCTATCCTACTAGCACTTTCAAAGTCTACACCTATATCATCATTAGCGGCACTCCTGGTGGCTCTTCTACCCCTAGTGCCTTTTTCTACCCTACTATCATGAGTTCTAATAAACGCATCCATTCCATCTTTGAAAATAGCCTCAATGCGCTTCTGTTCATTCTTAGGGTCTGATTGTGCTTTTTTGCCAACTCCAAAATACCGTAAAAGCATATTTCCAGACATTCTAGTCATGTCATCCATGCTTACACCAATAGTATCCTCAATGCTGCTATTGATACCTTTAGTCAGTCTTTTCCCCACATTCTCGAAAGCACCATCAATAATGGAACGCATGGGACTAGCAACCACATCTACCCGTTGAGCTTTACTAGAAGATGCGCTGTCTTTTTGTGCTTGCTGTTGAGATGATGCAACGGAAGACTCACTTACAGCATCTCTAACAGCACTTTGAACGGCATCGGTTAAGCTCTTTTCTAACTGTTTGCTTAACTCAGATTCAACGGTAATAGTAATAGTTTTATTTGATAATTTCCCTAATCTTTCTTCTAGTTCATCTAGTTTAGTAACATCAGTATTAACAACAATAGGATTATTATTAAAATATTTGTTAACCTCTTTAAGGTGTTGTACTTTGAGGTTTAAATGTTTATTTAAATCAACTAAACTATCGTCGTCAACGTTAACAACAATAGGATTATTACTGAAATATTTATTAACCTCTTTAAGGTGTTGTACCTTAAGATTTAAATGTTTGTTTAAATCTGTTAAACTGTCATCGTCTACATTAATTTCTAAATTGATTTTCTCAAAACTTTTTTCAATAGAACTTGCAGCTTCATAGGCTTTCTTTTTAGCCTGCTCTAAAGATTTTTCTAATTGTGCAGTATCAGCACACAATTCAACAACTAATTCACCTAAATTCATAATAAATATTTCCTCTTATAAAAAAAGATTGTAAATCCGTAATTTATAATTCGTAATTTACAATCAAGGTAATAGCAGACTCAACGCGGACAGAACAGGAGCGGACAAACCATTGGTTTTAATTAGCTCTGAAATAATGGCTTCAGTAGCTTGACTTACTTTCCGGTTATTCTCTTTAATCTCATCTGCAAACGGCAACAAATCCACAAAATCAATACTAGGGTCGGTTTCTTTTTTGAAACCATTGAACAACCCAGACCAGCCGATAGCGTGAACCCTTGCCTCAATGTTTGCCTGCTCTTTCCTGTTCTTTTCAAGTGCTTCGATGCACTCAAAAACTATATGAATTGGCTGATCAAGAAATGACTCCCAATCAGCAAATCTAGGGTCTAATATTCTGTAAGACTGGATTCTCCAGTAGATGCTACTCCAGTCAATTGGACCGGTGGCTGCTCCCCCTGGACTGCATTGGAAACAGGAGATTCAATCTGCCAACGACTACGCTCGTTTTCATAGAACTTGTAGATAGCCACCACAAATTCGTTACTACAACCCTTGGTATCTTCTTCAGTCCAATCTTCTGTACCAACTTGGTATTTTTTCTCACCTTTACTGTACAAGAAACCGATTACAGCCTCTAAGTTTTCAGACACGGGGAAAACATTAATAATCAAATAATCTTCTTCGACAGCAGGTTCATGATTGCCATTGACAATTACCAGGCAATCGCCAAACTTAATTACCTGTTTATCCTTGAGATAAAAGCTAATGGGCGCAATTTTAATAGAAGTAGCATTAAACGCCACAGGTGCTAACAATTCCACTGGGAACGCCACCCGTTTTTGAATCATCAGAGTAGTAATGGCAATAGAGACCGATGCACTATCAATGGCACTCAAAGAATTTAATTCAGTAAAATCCTCAATGTAGTCATAAATGACAGCCGAATTATCTACCTCCACGCCAGCATCAGCACTGCGAGTAGGTGACAACATTTCCTGAGCTTCAGCAATAGTAACGCCACGGTCAACGGAAATTTTCTTTACCAATTTAGAGGCGATGATTGCAGCCTTTTGGCGTTTAGAGTCAATCAAATCTACAGCACTAGCCTCACCAACCGTGAGAGAGCCGCGTTTTTCTAGATAGATTACACCAGATAGTTCATCACCAACTGGCATAATTTCATACTTAGGCTTCTTGTTAATGACTGGACGCATATTCAATCTCCAAATTATCTTGTGAGTCTGCAAAAACTTGATAGGTTGCTATTTGTTGAACCGATTCAGGAATCTTGATTTTACAGGTGGTTCTGCCATTAGAAACGCTGATTTCTCCAGACAAACCACCTCTAAAAACAGCCGCACCACATAGCAACCTATCGTGATGGATGCGGCAATTAATCAAGATAGCTAGTAAACCCGTACTATCTTTAAGAACCTTCATTAGAGGTTATAGGAAGGGAATCCATTAGCTAAACCACCAGTAGCGTAGTACGCAGGTGTCCAAATCCAATCGTCTTGGAACTCTAGGGTAAAGGTATACTTCATTACTTCCATCGGAGTACCTGTCAAGTTCAAAGCAGTGGATTTAGCTGCACCCTCAAACTTTGAACCATTGGGATAGGTAGCAATAGCGTATAACTCGCGGTTCATGTACACAGGGTCAAAGTGCGTACGCTTGATAAATTGCTCTAATGCAATATCACCAACATACTCGATACCTTCTACAGATATTTCCCGTTTAGAACGGATAATAGCGGAGCTAGTACCTGAACCAGACTGAGAGTGAGTGGTATCAACCACAGTAGGAGAAGGCTGCAAACCAAAGCTGGTAATACCTAGCAGGGGAAACATATCCTGTACCAAGCGGGCGGTAGAGTTGGCGGCGATCGCATCCAATAGAGGAGCAACGGTAAGGGTTACGGTAGTTGTACCGCTCAAAGTTGCGTTGGCTAAAACTAAGGCTTGTTGTCTGATTGTGGGACTAGAAGGGGCAACAAAGCTCAAAGAAGTACCAGCAGCAATGGTGTAGTTAATACCCGCGGTGGTAGCCACACTGATAGTAGTAGATCCTTCAGCGGCCAAGGATGTCACGGTAATAGTTGCGGCGGTAACGCTACGGGTATTTTCGGGTAGCAACTTCAAATCTAAGGTGTAGTTTTGAAGGATTACGGTTTGGACTGGACGGTTAGCAACTGCCATATACTAATAAATTCCTAAACTAATTTAACAAAACACAGATTAAGCACTTCGGGAAACTCGGATGCTGTTATAGAAAGCATCTAGGTCAACACTAGGCACATTACCTTGAGGGTCTACCAAGTTAATAGAAACACTAGCGTTAGCGGCTGTACCCGCAGTACCGCCCAAGCTACCGTCATACAAGAACAAGGTTGGGCGAATTGTCACCACAGATCCAGACTTGACATAAGTCAAGCGCACACCCCAGGTAGTAGGTGCAATAGCAGGTGGTGTAACGGTAATAACGGTACTGTTAGTGGTTGTACTACTAACAGTCGGGGCAACGCTCACGGTAATAGAAGTAGTGCTGTTAATTGCGGTTACGGTATTTGCCGCAATAGTACCACCACCGCTACTCACGGTAATCACGTCCCCAACCCTAACGGAAGCAAAGCCGTTAGGTGTGGTAGTAGTGATAGTAGTATTGGTTGCTACCAAGTTACAGTTAGAGACATTAAAAGTAGGTGGTGTAATTGATGCGTGAGTAAACGGGAGAAAGTAGGACTCCTCTAGTCCTGTATCCACTTCTACCGCCGTACCAGCGTTGATAGTAGCATTGGTGGCATTTGTAGTTGTGGACTTTGGGCGGTTAAAATCTAATGTGATGGGCATGGTTTTAAATTACAATAGGGTCAAAAATCAAAATCCTGCTTTGCTCTAAGGTGTCCGAAGCTGCGGGTAGATGAGTATAACGAGACACCGTAAAACGCTTTTCAATCTTGGCAAGGGCTAAGGGTAAATTAGAATTTTTCGTCCAATTCCTCAAAGTCACCTCCCACAACTGCGGTTTATACTTATACCCGGCACTGGTAGCACGAGCCACGGTATCAGGTGTTTCCTTAATCAAGCACTCCAAACCGTTACTAGAAGACGGTGGTTGTGAGGAGCTACCATATACCCACACAGAGGGTGTACCGTTGGTATAAGTACCTAACTCAGTCGCCAACAAAGCCGTTAAAATTCTTCTTAAATCAGCTACCTTCATACTGCACCTGATAAGAGTTTTTCAACGCACCTGTATCAACGATATCTCTAGGAGAATCAACAACAGCACCACTTTTTCTAACAGTAGTGCGCGGCCATTGCCACCTAGTATCGCTAATATTTGATTGACAATTTTCCCCAAACCCTTCGGACATTTCTAGGAACGCCTGCTTGAAGTTATGGGACTGGGAAAAACTGTCAGCATATTTATTTAAAAAATCATATTCTTTGATAGCAACATCTACCCAGGGTCTGGCAGGTTTTTCGTTGCCATTAACAGAGGTAGAGCCTTCGTGAACAGCAGCCGCATAGGGTGTATTCCAGGAATGAATAGCCTTGAGTTTTTTAGGAATATTCAATTTAATCCAATTAGCTTCTACCATTTGTTTACACCTTACTTGCTATCGTTAGAGTGCCTTTAATAAATTTATTTCTAACATTTAGATAACTAGAAACTCTATTTTGAACCACTGGAGTGAATCGCCATACTCCTGTTATTTGCGCTCCTTGAGAGTCGGTCAAGATTGCATTAGCTATAGACTCGTAACCTATACCTGATGGTAAGTTTGACGTTAATCTACCCTTGAGTCGCATTACCTGTTGTCCAATTTCCGCTACTTCTGGAATAAGCCTAGACTGAGAATCATCACTCACCGTAGCGGTAACAATAACAGTAGTCACGTTCTCAATTAAATTACCTACAGCATCTTCAATAAACTGACCGTTTCCAGATTTAAAAGCTAAACTTAAATTAGCCGCAAAATGTGGCTTATTTAAGTAACCAATTGTCTGTGAAACATAGGAGTCAATCATGATTTTATTCAGTAATTTTATTGCCAAATTTCCAGAATTTACAAACGAACAAACCAAGTTTAATTTATTTATGCCTGATGTTGAATCAGAGATAAATATTTATAATTGGGGAACTTTGAGAAACACAGCGACGGAACTGTTATTGGCTCACAGAATCTCAATTACCAAACCCAGTCAAAACAGCGATTACACAACAGGAACTTTGAGAATTTTAGAGGTAGAAGACGACTCCTACCGAGTAGAATTACAACCCCTATCTGACAACAACTACGCTTTAAGTAAGTATGGATTGGAATACCAAAGACTACTAAAGATAGTCACCTATTCCAGTGATGAAAAATCATCTTTTACAAAAGGAACTTCCATCACCGGAACGACAGGAGCTAGTAAAATCAAGTGGTCGCAGCATTAAACATCCACTTTTCTAGCACCAATAAACCGAGGGTCAGGTACTAATGGAAATCCACGGCCAGCTACAGTGATTTTTTCTTGGGGTGGCTCTTTGCTGACTATTTCAGTAGTTGTGACTAGACCACCTGCGAAATTATTAGAAGCAGTAGGTACAATTGCTCGCTCGATGAAATTGTCAGTAGCAAAGAAATAGTAGTTTGCCGGAATATAAGAAAGGGTTTGTGTGCCTGTAACATTTGCGCCGCGCTGATAGTAGAACGCATCAGACACAATGATTTGCACAGTGCCATATTGCCCACCACCTGCGATAACACGCTGATTAATGGCGTCACTTACAGCCTCTAAAGAAGGCGGAGGCAATTGCCCAATGGCAGCCGCGTCAGGTGTTCCTACTTCCATCAATACGCCTGTATTACGTGCAACAATCGCTTTTGTGCTACTTTGATTACGTAAGTCATTAGCTGTCTTACGGGACATAACAATAAAAGGCGGGAACTTCTTCAAGTTGTCGTAATAAGCATTCATGTGACCAACAATATCGTTGATACCGGTAGCGTTTGCCCAGTTCGACCATACGGATGTACCTGTGAGTGCAGATGGTAGGTTGCCGTTTGGTATTTGACTGGCATAACTCAAGTTAGCTGTAATACCAGAGGTGGGGTCTGCATAGTTGCAAATACCCGTACAAGCCACCTGCAACGACATAACCGTATGCAAATTGATTAATGACTGCGTCAACATCGCAGGAACAGCTAGGAACATATTCCTGATTGCTTCGGCTGCTTGACCATTGCCACTCATGGCTAGTTGCTCCGCTTGACGAGCAACAATGAAGTCCTCCTCAGTAATTAGCCGCGATTTAGCAAGTTTAAAGTTACCAAAAGTCTCCTGAGTAACTGTCAATCGCTCGCTATCCTGGGGAATATCACCATCAGTTGCCACAACGTACCCCACGGTAGGAGTGTAAGAGCGCATTTTTAGCAACGCCAGAATAGGGTCTGAATACTGCACAAAAGGCAAGAATCTATTCAAAGCGGGGTCAGGATAACCATCTCTGTAGACTTCCCCCGTACTAGACACTGTAGACAGTTGCAAGTCAATAGCACGCTGCACTACACCGGGCTGATTGTTGACTAATTCGATAATAGAAGGCATCTAATCACCACCTAAACTAAATTAATTTGTGGATACAACGCTGTTAACTGACCATCAATGTAGGGAAGACGGCTTAGATACACGTCCGTATCCACATATAGTCCGTAATTCTGACTTTCTCTGTATAGCAAATCAATTGCTAAAGCAGGGGAAAGCATACCTAAATTATCAGGCAAGCTTGTTGCCACACCCAAAGGCATACCCAAGGGTACGGATACAGCAGCCGCACCAATTGTTACAACATCAGTGGCGGTATTTACGGCGGATATAGTCCCCACGGTGGTATTAGGAGCAAGGCTGGCAGCCGACGCGGTGGCTGTTCCGTTGGTAGCTGTATCAGCAACGGTTAAACTATACAGACTGGTAAAGTCCTTAGCCCACAGAACTATATCTGTACTAGTTCCAGAACCGGCCACGGCTAAACCATTTACAAGCTTAGGCAAGTATGGATTAGCGTTAATAGCAGCAATAATTTTATTTGCTACGTTTAAGTTAGTAGCGGTCAAAGATGCGCCAACATCGCCAGACACCACGGTATAAACCAACGCCTGACCATTAATAGTAACGGTGACAGTATCACCCGCAGCCCAGCCACCACTAGCAGATGCAACGTTTACCCGTGCAGATGGTGGGATGATTGAAAGCACATCACCAACAACAAAAATACCAGCAGTTCCAGGCTTAAAAGTAACACTTGTACCACTAGCAGCCGTAGCAGCAACCGTAGTCATCCGTGGTAGAATCCGAGCCTTTGCAGAACCAGGAATGCTACCAGCAAAAAAACCAGGGGCGAATATTTTGACAAGCTTTCTAATAGCTCCTTCTTTCCCGGTGGCATAATCAGAATCTAGTGATTGGTATCGAGTTGCGATCGCTTCAGACCTTGCCAGAACAGGCAAAAAACCTGACAACTCATCATCGTAAACGTAGGTTTCATGTCTCATTATTTATCCCCTTACATAAAGATGGGTGATTGATTTAAAGTTTTGAGCAGTTCCGCCGCGTGAGATTCAACCTCTTTAGAGTCAGGCTGTGAAGGGTTCACAACAGGTTCTTTAATTGATTGCTCCAAGTTAATAAGAGGCTTTGCTCTTTTTTCAATCAATTCCAAGTGAAACTCAATGTGTCCAAGTTTGTCCGATTGGGACTTAGTGTGAAAAGCGATATCTTCACTAGGAACAGCAGAAAATAGCTCATTAAATTCACTATTTGATAACTTAGCTTCAGATACTAAATCTTCTGCTTTCTGGCGTAAATCATAATAGCGACTAGCAACTATTTCTTTCTTTTCAAAGTTAGCGATTAGAGCAGATTTTTCAGTTAATGCTGACTCCAGATGCTTAACCTGACCAGCTAATTTGTCGTTTTCAGAAGTGAGGATTTGCTGCTTGCTAAGAGCATCAGACAAAGCAGTTTTAGCAGATGCTAATTCTACTTCCAGGGTTTTATTGTCTAATTCATTCATACTATTTGTTGGTGAATTAAGGTAAAAATTGGGATTACCATTGATAGCTACATTTTTCAATTCCACAAAAGATTTACCATAGCCAACGCTAGGATCTGCGGGTATATCCTCAGAGGAAATTTCAAATAAAACTATCTTTGTAGCCTCTAACAAAGCCTTTTTTGTTAGCTCCCTATAACCATTGTTATCAGAATATTCAGCAGGTGTAACTACTCGATATTCCTCAACTGAATAACCAAAGCTGATACCGCCAGATGTCCCGTCCTCAATATCAGACATAAACTGATCTGCCAGGGCATTTTTAGATAACTTAGCCATAGCAAAACCCTTTTCGCCGTCCAAAATCACATTCTTGATAATGCCAATTTTTTGACCGCGAGTATGGTTTTTCAAGAACGGACAAGTACCACTAGCCACCCTAGACAAATCCCAGACATTGGGGTCATGGGATAAATACTCATCAAATACCACACTAGCTCCGTCGGGAAGCTCAGACGAATAACCGTATCTTTCACAGATATTCCCTTTAGAGGAAAAGGAAAAACCAACGGTTCTTTCCTCTCGGTTCAACTGTAAATCCGTAGACAGAAACTTGGTTAATATAGTTTTATTTTTGATTGCTGTGGGCATGAATAAAACTTCAATTTAAACTATCAACATTTTAGCAATAGCCATTTATAATATAATTAGATAATCAATGGAAGTCGCACATAGTAGCGATTTTCACCAACATTAATGTATAATATTAAAAATAATTTACGCTATAAATAAACCAGTGATTGACCATCCTAACTCTTACGAAAATCTCACAACAGAGGAAAAAATAGGAATCCTTATTTTTATCTGTAGAGAATCAAAAAACATTTCCAGAAAGCAATTAGCATCTAAAACAGGAAAGACTGTAGAGGTTGTCAGTGCTATTGAAAACCTGTTTCAACATCGAGAAGGTAAAAGGCAATCAATAGCCTATAGTGAAATAGAAATGATTGCCCAAGCGTTAGAAGTTCCCATATCCCATATACTCCCTAAATAGTTATGCCAGCCACAGCACCAAGTTCTCTAAAACTAAGCTGGGAAAATGCCCTCAGTTTTGAATCATCCTTAGTCGCTCAGAACTACTACGGTGGTGTAGACGAGAAAGGCAATAGAAATCAGATTAATCAAGTGACTCAAACTCAAGCACTATCCCTAGTCGTTCCCACCTTTGCAGATTACACGGAGATAGATACATTTCTGTTAGCCAATCTAGGCAAACCATTCTATTTTGGCAACGTCCTATATCTTTGTGAAACGTTTAAATGGACTTGTCAAAACATGGAAGTTTTCACTTTAGACCTTAGTCTAGTACAGGTTTTCCGTCCATAACCATGTAACACAAGCATCCTGCTTGTACTAACAACAAATCAAAACAGCGATAACTGATGACTACCCGGTTCAATATCCTCTAATACTTTTTCTGTCTCCTCTACATTTAATCCACTATCAATCAGAGGAGTATTTAAGCGTTTGTGGATAATATCAATGTATTCTTTTTCTTTCTCAATGCAGATATAGTTTCTATTGAGTTCTTTACAAGCTAGTGCTGTTGTACCATTCAGGAAATTAAGTTATCAGAAGTAGGAATGCTGACAGCTTTAATTATCACTAGTTTGAGGGAAGAACTATGAATACTTTTGTAGTAAAATGGCATCAAGCTATCATTAAAATACATCAAGTAAAAACAAAGGGATCTATGGATAGACCAAATATGCCAAGCAAAAAGAAAATTATTGACTATTGGGTTGATGGGGAGGGTTCTGTCCTTTTGGAAGAAAAAGGAATAGAGTTAGCATCCTATGGTAACAATAATTATGATTGCTGCTTCGCCTGTGGCGACATACTACGACGAGTCGAAAAAGCGCATATTTTAGCTCATCGCAAATGCGGTTCCGCCACTGTAGACAATTTACATTTGCTATGCAGAGAATGCCACTTAGACTCAGAATACTTAGATGGAGATATTTACTGGATTTGGCTAGAAAATATGAATAAACATCATTTTAAATTACCTGGGGAATGGAGTCTTGAAAGAATGCTGAAAAGAGGATTTGATCTAGAATATATGTGTACAATGCTTTTAGAAAATAAGTTAGACGAAGCTTACGCTCACATGGCTCAAACCACAGGTTTTAAGAACATACCACGTAGCTTTATTGAGTATCTTCAAAGTAAAATAAGTTAATGGATATCCAAAGGTTTATCTTACCACGGGTCTGTAATTACAGCATTAATAGATCCGTCAGGAATATCTTTTAAAACCTCAAAACAATCACCATGAATTACCTGATTAATCATAAGTAATAAGCAAAATTATATTTCATGGTAACATTTTCACCTTACGTAACACAGCCAACCTAACCAAAAGGATTGTAAATTTTCCCACCCACAAAACTACTACGGGGTGTGGAGTCCTGTAATTCACCAAAAGCACCATCGGCACTATCCACAATGTCATTAGTTAGCGGCTTCTTACTCCCATCAAATTCATGTAAAGCCGCCAAAAACTGGTCGTTCCAAGCACCCCTAAACAATTTAACTTTTCCGTCTTTAGCGGCCACAGCCAAAGGCATGGCACGGGTAACTTTATCTCCCAGTGGTTTAACACCCTTAGCGTCGTAACCTACCAACTGGCGTTTAAGTGCCGACTCATACCGCTTACCAGCACTACCACCTTCTAGTTCCCAGCGCACCTTACAAGATACCCCATCTTGTTGTGCTATCCGTAATACTGAGTTATCTCCGTCGTCTGCTGATACCTGCTCCCAATAGCAATCAAGCACATAGTAGATGCCTTCATAAAACTTGATTTTAGTCCGTACACTGTAAAAACTGCTCTTGGATGCGGTAGCTGAAGATGTGGCCGCAAAATCCCAAAATGCCACAGTTTGACCACCACTGGGAACAGCATTAACGACTTCAAACCAATGGCGATTGAAAATAGTTCCCGACTCATATTTAATCTTCCAGTTTCCTTTAAGTAGTCGTTCCATCTCCACAGGATGCAACGATAAAAGATTCTGAAGATATTGGGGATTTGATTCCAATAAATGGGGATTATCATAGACAGTTCCCTTGATAAAAGTAAAGCTTTTCGGCGGTGCAATTGCAGCCATATCAGGAAACTTATCCATTAATTCCTGCTCCGAATCACCCCAGTGCATCTCACTATTTATTCTGTAAAAATATCTCAAAACTCCAGACCGTTCCTCAATGGGATAACCAGTATCCTGGTTGATATACCAATTAATTAATTTAGCTACCCATGAGTCAGCATCAGGGTTACAGGTTGCATCTATGCGCGGTCTTACCCCACAAGTTGACCTATTTCTGGAGAATAAAAACCAGAATTGACGCTCGGTAAATTTAGTCAACTCATCAAAACCAAGATGACAAATCTGCGAACCAGGATACTTGTCCTCTACATCTTTTTCGTATTGAGCGTGTCCAAAACTAATCGCACTACCAGTAGGAAAATTCCAGTCCAATTGATATTCCCTAGACTGGGCATTGGGGATTAACTTATACAAATTTCTAGACTCATCCCACAAACCACCTTCATTAGTTATTTCTGGTCGAGTCCGCCGCAAAATCACCGAACCATATCCAGGAACTTCCAAATGTTTAGCCGCTTTTAAAAGCATAGAATAAGACTTCCCGCTTCCGGCTGCTCCTCCATATATGCACACATCAGCAGGAGTATTGTAAAAAAGTTCTTGCGCCCCTGGTGATGGTGCAGGCAAATCTACCACAAACTCAGTTAAATCAACGACATCTCTTGAAGCTTCTTTAATTTTATGTTTATTTCTAGGATTAAGTTGCCCAAACTTTATCATTATATTTATGTTTATTTTATTAATCAAGTTTAATATAAAATCCTTGTATTTATTCTGACAAATTAAACGCAAGGATGCAATAATATCATTAGATAATAACGACTTTCAACGATGCAATTAATCAAAGATTCTCGTTTTCAGGTAGTAATTGATAAAGATGCGAGTTCCCCAAATCCCCAAGTCGCTATATGGAAAGGACAACATAGATGTGTTGCTGAAAAGTTCCTTCCCGATGATGAAACACCTTCGCCAGAGAAGTGCGGAGAAACCATCATCAAGCACCAATTAGCGGGCGATAGAGGGCATTATTCAGTTTTAAGGAAAGCATTTGTTAGCTTCCATTGTCTAGGGTTTCCCCATAGCGTTGTCAGCCAAATTACCAGGCATCAAGACTCATCTTTCCTGGTTCAATCAATGCGATATACAGGAAAAAGAATAGTTGATTGTGCTAATTTGGATATCCCTGTCGAAGATGTATTTTATTTTCGTCCAATAGGAAATTATAGCGATCGCCAGGGTAGCAAGTACGAATATACTACTTTTGATTTAATGGACGACAGAGCCGCGTCTTATCGGTCAGCAGTCTTGTATGGGGAAAAGATTGCTGACGGGCATTCAGAGGAACACGCCAGGGATTTACTGACATACAACTTCCGTCAGGACTTCGACCTTAGTGGCGACCTACAGGCAATCTGGCACTTGTTAGATCAGCGCACCAAGTCCGACTCTCAGATTGAGGTCAGAACACTAGCATGGATGATGCTAGATTGCCTCAAAGAATTTACCCCAGAACTTACAGAATGGTATCTGGAGAATAGGGCAGGGAAAGCTAGGCTAGCAC